GGAGTCCGTCTCGTGGGCTCGGAGATGTGTATAAGAGACAGCAGTGATTGCGTAAGCAGCAGCAGCACGTTCGAGAGTTGCGGTTCGGTAGCCTCCTGCACCTGCCCCACCACCACCGTTATATCCAGAGCCGCCACCACCGGCAACAACAAGATATTCCATCTCGCCGCCGGTGGTTATAGTGAACGTACCGGAACTGTTAAACGTGTGAACCTTGTAGTCTCCGTCAGTGGTTACAGTCCCGCCAGAAGCCGCAGCGAAACTGCCACCGCCGCTGCCAGTAAACACAATTCCGTTTAGTTTCGCTATGTTGGCAGCCGTAGGCATTTAGTTCACCGCCTCAATGTCAGCCAGCGCAATTGTGTTGACTTTCGCAATATCTGACGCTGCTGCTGGAATAGTTGCGCTTATACCACGCAGTTCAAAGACTGAACCGGCTTCAAAATCTAAGTTGCTTGGATTTAGAGTAATACTGGTAATTGCCGCTGTATTTTCCCACCGACCTGACATAACGTCCATTATAGAGTCACTTAGATTGGTGAAGAATGCTCCGTTGATAACTAACAAATGCTTATGGCGGTCAGTTTTCTTGTAGTTGTAAATCGTAAAAGTTATCGGACTAAATTCTTCAGCCGTACTGTTGCTATCTCCAACAACAGCAGAGTAGGTTGCCTGTGCCGCCGACTGAGCGGCAGAAACGGTTGACCCCCTCCCTCGCAACTGCTGACGGTCGTAATTGGCAGCAGTTGTGTCACCGTTGAAGTAAGTCTGTACGTTGGTAATATTCTGTGCAGCGGCTCTTGCGTATACACTAAGTTCAAGGTGGTCGTATGTATCTGGAATACTGGAGAACGTAACCGTCGCAGTCGTTCCAGTAAGTTCCTGCCGAGCAATCAGGTTCTTCGGAACAGCGTAGGTCGAGAGCATGGAGCCAGTGAGGAACTCCTCTACCGACCCTGCGTTGCCATGAAGGAAGATTTCCGTAATAGCTGCCGTGTTGTTCCACCGACCGGAGCTAGCCATAACATTGGCAAACGTAGTGTCAGCGTGGAAGCCAGCCAAAGAGGTAGCAACCCGGTCATATGAACCGTCTGAATAGTTTGTGACTTGGGCAATAAAAGCACCGAAAATACTTGTGCCAGCGTTAGACGCAGGAGCCATACCTTGAAGGGCATCGCTCCCCGCTGCTGCGGACACCGCCGCAGCTTTGCCTCGCAAATACTGGCGGGTATAGTTCGAGCTTGTTGTGTCACCGTTGAACTGCATGTGAAGGTGGTCTTCTGTTTGACCAGTCGCAGTTACACGCAGGTTTCCAATACAAACCAAGTCACCATTAGCCCCGCCTATGCTGCTAACTGTGAACTTTCCATCGCTGCCGAGAATCTGCTCACCATCACCAGCTTGGTCAATGTTGTACGACTCATCGACTACGCAGAGTTCAAAGGTGGAGGTAGCAGCGAACGTGCTGCTATCTACAGAAATTGTGACTGACGTTATTGCAGCGGTACTAGCCCAGCGACCAGCAGCGACCCTGACAACTTCCTCAAGTCGCCCAGTGTAGCAAAGCGCACTCTTGTGGGTACGAGTGGAGAGCGCATCAGGGAACAGTGTTTCGCTTGGAGTAAACGCATTACTCAGGTCGTCAATGTTTCCGGGCAGTAGTAATTGCGCGATGCTTGTATTTCTATTTGCGGCTTTTGTCGTGCCATACCCTGTCAACATCTGATAGCTGTAGTTACTACCAGAATCGCCGTTGAGTTGGAAATATACGTTCGGGTTTCCTGACGTAGCTTGCATTTCCGCACGAACAACCAAGTGCCGTGGAGTCCACGAAACGCCAACTGGCGCAGCATAATCCAGCGTCACAGAAGAAGATGTGCCGGTGAGCGTTTCGCTATCAACGGTTACTGTTGGAATGTTGAACATTTAAAGCTCGAATGTAGGAGTGCCACCAGCAGCGATGAGCGTTCCAGAGCCGCCCATTCTCGTCACACCTTCTGCGTCAATGATTACAAAGTTCAGCACAGCCTTGAAGCTGTCGGCTACATCGTCCCAAGTGAACTGACCGTTGCTGTCCGTTGTCTTGATACCGTCGCCAGAACTTCCGTACACCAGCGTCCAGCCAGCACCGACCGGGGTAAAGTTCTCGTTTATCGTTCCAGTTATTGTTGCCATAGTTCCGTCCTATGCGTGTTCGATTACGTCCATTGATGGATTGAAAAATACGCTTCTTACGCCTGTCGCAACGCCCATTACTTGAACAAGGTCGCCAGTGGTAGTAGGCATCGTAGTCGTTAGAGTGCCGAGTGCCTCTGGTGCGTACACCTCTGCGCCTACTGTCATATCGCTACCGAAGCCACCATCGTCCCGGTAGGTTCCATGAGTTAGCACTCGTACCGAACTGCCCGCACTTCCTTGCGCTTCAATAGCAATCCCAATGACAGGCATCTTTGCAGCATTGGTAGCGAGCGCACGACCAACCCGCCCTGTTGTTGTGCTGACGTATACAGCGTCAAATTGGGTTATCGCTTCCGCAGCAAGAAACTCAATGACAACCCCTTGAACCGAGTTGTCAGTCCCCGGTGTCCCTGCCGCTTGTGCGAACTCAATGAACTTACTGTCGGGAATTTCTATGCCGCTAGCATTGAAGCCAACAGCCGTTCCACCTGCAACCACCTGCACTACGTTAGTAGATGCTTCGTGGATATAGTTGCTACCGGCTCCGTAATCAAGCAGCAGCTTCGCTGTGGCTTGCATGTATACGTTGTTATTAGCATCTAAGAAAGCTAACGGGTAAGCACTCGTAGAGTAGTTATACATGCCAAAGAAATCGGAACTTGAATCGTAAAGCCAGCCCCACTTGTTTGCGCTCTCTGCTTGAAAAAGAATGTAAGGGTCTTCGTCGGCTGTTTCAGCGTTTATGACTAGCGACGCACTACCGCCTACGTTTTCTATTTGCAGGGTTTGCAAGTAGGCTGCCTGAAATGGGTTGGCATCTGTGCCAATGTCCAGAGTTCCATCGGTGGCAGAAATCAACGCACCCGAAAGAGTCAGCGCACCAGTAGCAACAGCACCCGTGGTCGTGATGGAAGATGCACCGTTGTTGATAGTTCCGAAGCCTGATGTAATCGAGAAGCCTGAGTCTAGTGCGCCTGTTGCTAGGCTCGCCAGAGGGAGCGTTCCAGATACGTCAGTGGCTAGAGCGACCTGCGACCATGCCGAAGTGCCTGTGCCGCTGCCTCTGAGGACTCTATTGGCTACCGGAGTGCTTGCGCCTGTGCCTATCTTGGCTTCTATGGCGACAGCAGCCTCGGACAGCACACCGTGAAGGTTCGAGTGAACCTTGTTAGCGTTACCGTCGCCGTCGAGTTCTACCGATACCAACGCCGATGCGATTGGTAGGTTCGTGGTGGTGTCTAACGCACCGGGGTAATTTGTGTTTCCTGCCATTACTAAATTCCTGCCCCTCGTTGCGCTGCTGCTGTCATCGCTTCGGTCACAATATCTTCTGTATCTTCACCCATGATGTTTCCATAAACATTCATATTCACAATAACTTCTTTGCCCGTAATGCCGGTCGTTGAGAACTGTCCACCGCCTAGACCAACTGCCCCAGCACCTCTTGATTTTAGGACTCGCGCTGCTACCGACATGCCGGGGTCACTTAAGTTTGCACCCATACCAAGCGACGAGGACATTACGGAAGGCAGCGCGCTAACTGACGCACGTAAAGACTCAAATGCCGCTAAATCTTTGTTCCTTATATTTTGTTCTTGTTGTAATCGGATTGCAGCATCATTCAAATCATCAGCTAGCTTTTGGTTCAACCGCTCAACACCAGCATCGTATTCTTCGCGTCGCACTTTTTCCTTTTCGGATATAGCGTCTTTTTCAGCTTTTACAACTGAGGCGATTGCTTCCTTTTCCAAGCCTCGCTGCTTCAAGAAATTATTAGTCCGAAATGCGTCCCCTCGCATCATTCGTTCATTGACTTCTGCAACAGTAGCGTCAAGAGAAAGGTACGAGTCAGTTAGCGTGTCATCAATAGAATCAGCAATATCCTCGAAATGCTTGATGCTAAATTCAGCAACGTAGCCTACGACGTTTTCAAAATTACCGAATTGTGTTTCAAGGTCGCTGACAGCCTTGGTCATATCAATCCAAACTTCACGACGGTTGAACGCAGATTGTAACTTTGTGTAAGCGTCTAATGAATCGGTCATGGCGAATGTCACGCCATCAAGCTCATCTTTGTGTTCCTTTGCCATATTGATTGCATCGTTGGAAACCTTGATAAGCGAGGCTGTTCCAACCACCACCAATCCCAACATCGCTGCAAGCCCAGTACCCAATGCACCTGTTACAGCTAGCACCGGAATTTTCAACAAGTTGAACGCCACCGTTAATTTACTAACGGCAACTTGCAGAACTGCAATAACTCCAACTGTTGCTCCTACTCCTAGTATCGCTGTGGTAAGTCCAGTTGGAGCATTACCAACCGCCTCAGACGCTATGGTAGCGGCTTTGGCTGCTTCTTCCATCGCTGGTGCAAGGTTCTCACCGATTTCAATCTTGGCATCTTGCATAGCCGCCGTCATTTCGGCAAACTTCTGGCTCGTACTATCAGCCATAGTTGCATAGGCACGCTCTACGTTGCCAGCAGCGTTTTCCATAGCAACCATATTGTCTAGGAAGGCTGGCGTATTCTTCCCGGTCAACCCCATGACCGCCTGCAACGCATCTATTGAGCCAACGGCTTTTATAAATTCTTCTTCCGTTGCCCCGCTTTCCTCTTGCAACTTCGTCAGCGCACCAACAAGACCTTCCGACCTGATTGCAGCCAGCCCAGACTCAAAGCCAACCGCTTCAAATAAGGCTTCCATATCAGCAGTCGGTTTAGCGAGTGCGACCATCGCCTGACGCACCTGAGTCATAGCAACTCTGGTAGGAGTACCGGACAACGTAAGCGTTGTTATTGATGCAGATAGTTCTTCAAATGTAACGCCAAGAGCAGAGGATACTGGTGCTGCTTGGAAGAAGAAATCGGACAGTTCGCCAATGGTTGTTTTACCACGGCGCATTGTCTCAAACATAATGTCGGCAACGTCTTGCGTTTCAGATGATTCATAACCGAAAGCATTGACGATTGAAGTAAGACCATCGACCGCTGTTTCTAGGTCGGTCACACCACCGATGGAAGTCTTGGCAGCAACGCCTAAGAACTCAATGGCTTCGGCTGGCTCTTGCCCCGCCGAGATAGCTGAGTACAACGCCTTCGTTGCGTCTACTGCATTGATACCAAAGTCCTTCGCTAATTCGCGGACTTGATACCCAAGTAAATCCAGTTCCCGGTTAGAAAAGTTGATGAGAGTATTGACCTCTCTCATACCCTTGTCGAAGTCAGCAGCAGCGCGAACAGCTAGCGTGCCAAACGCCACCGAAGCAGCACCGGCAGCGAGCATACCGCGCCGGTTATTTTCAATAGTAGAGTTGACTCCACTAATACCTTTACGCAGCTTGGAAATCTTCCCTGATGCAAGGTCGTTCGCCGTAATTTTTATATTTACTTCGTTAGCCATTATTTTGCTCTACTACCTGCACCAATCCGATTATCCGCAGAATCGAAGCATTTTCTTCCATCAACTGTGACGGCAAGCAACTGTATCGCTGACAAAGTGCGTCAATAAGTAACGCCTGAGTCAGTTCTACTGGCTGCTGTTCGCCAGTGTCTCCAAGATGGGCGTATCGTTCTGCGGCTTGGATAAATTTACTGGCAGTTCTGTAACAAGTTGCGACCACTTTGAAATCAAAGCAGAAACAAGTCTTGCAGGTACGACTGCCAGCGCAGTTTCGCTAGTAGCCGGTATGTCATTTCCTTCATCATCTGTTAGGTTCCACGATTCCAAAACTTCGTCGCACCAAATCGTGTTTGCTTTTACTGACTCAGTATCTTTATCGGAAGCGGATAGCTTCTGGATTTCTAACACCGTTCTAAACGGTAAGTCCAAACTGCACCGAACTTCCAAACCATCGTAGTCGGTTCCTTCAAACGAAATGTTTGCGACTCGTTTTGCTTTGCTGAGTGTGAATTTTTTAGGCATGAGTTCCTCTCGTCCTATACTAAGCCCAAGTTGGTACAACGCCGCCGGTCAATACACCGGGAGCAGAGAACGTCAATTCTCCACCAGCACCACGGCTCAAAGCATAGTCAGTGAAGAAACACTCGTTCGGGAGCGTTTGCCCGCTTACGGTGATTGTCACAGTCCTAGCTACTGATGTGCTGCTTACGTTTTTAAGTACGTCGTGGGAAGCGTTGCTTGCGTCATTGAATATGCCGCTGACACCTATCGAGAAATCGGCGAGCAACAGAAGCCGCTCGTTTGCTGATTTGTCGATTCCAGTAACGTCCTGCACCGCACGCGGGATTGCAAAATCGAAGTTCGTTATGTCGTTCGATATTGTCCTTGCTGTGCCGCCAGAATCGTCAATGGCAAGTGCCATTCCCAATCCAGATTCTTTTGCCATTTCTAGCCTTTCAACTTATTAAGTTGTTCGCCCATATCATCGACCCATTGTGCAGGTTCCCGCCTTGAGAATCCGCGCCCGTTGTTCACGGTAAATATCTGAGGTCTGTCTAGGCTGATGCGATGTGTGTTGCGACGGAAGCAAGGTTGCCCCGGCGCGAATGAGAAGGTAATTAGTTCAGCGTCTTGTGTCTCAGTGAACTGCAATCGTGACTCGAACCGTATCCAGTTCACATGCTCACTCCCAACCGGAATGATTGTGTCCCAGCCAGCAAGGTACTGCGAGCAGTCAACTTCTTTACAAGTTGCAGCCCGAAAGTGCGTCGCTGTTGGCGCAGACGCTCTATATGTCCTCGGCTGTGCCACGCCTGACAATGACGTTGAATACGAGGTTCGAGAATGAGCCAGTTGATGCCACCCTTATATACCGACGGTAAGTGCCGGTATCCGCTATGCGTTCGGCTGTAATGCCGGTCGCCCCTGTAAATGTAATTTGGTCAGCGAAGCTAGAGTTGTCCGCTGAGTCTTGAACCTTCACGACCGCTGTGCCTGATGCGAGACTGAACACTTGCAAATATGCTTGCGCTCCGTTAGTCGTTGACGTTGCGCCCAAGTCGATGGAAGTGACGTTAGTTGCGCTGGAGTGCGTGACCTTCCCGGCGGTGTAACTGTTACCCCATTCAAGCGGCGTTGCGTTGCCCTGCATTGATACTGAGAAGTTCAAGCCACCGTCGGCTGTCCTGCTGCCGTCGTAATTGATTTGCTTGCCGACCAACGCACATGCTGAATCGCCGAGTGTTGAGCCAGTTAGGTATGTAGCGATGCGGTCTTGGGTCGGAAGCCCTGACAACGCTGCGTGTTCAGCTAGTGCCGCATCGTTGAAGAACGAATTGAATTCAATCTGCCCGTCGCTATGAGTTAGTAGTCGGTCGTTTGCAGAAACGTTGATGCCTGTCACATCAACTAAGCCGCGCGGCGATGATATGTTTCCCAGCGCGCCAACGTCACCGGAAAGGTCGTAGCCCCCGATGAAGAATTGATTACCAAGTCCTGATTTTTTTGCCATAG